GCCTGTCCTGCATTAGTTATATTCAGAGATAGTATATCCGTGAAGTATGCTGTCGGTTGTCCTGATGGAGGGTTGACCAGGAACCACGCCCGACCGCCGAACTGCGCCACGCCATTGGCCCTGGACGGCAGCGAGAGCGCGCCCGTGGTATTGCCCGCGCTCCAGGCGATCGCCGCAGGGTTGGCCGTCTCGAACCACCCGAAGGCGTTACCACCGGCATAGCTGAAGCCAGGATGCGTCACCACAAGCTTTGTGCCGACCATGGCCATGGTGGGAGGTTCCCAGTCACCGGCCGTCGTGGGACTGACGGGGACGTTCAGGGCCGTAATGCCTGTGACAGTGACGAAGGAACCGGATACGAGGTCATAGCAGAATGGTTGATCGTACCCCGGATTTAGCCCTGAGGTTATTAATCCAAAGAACCTAGCCCCATTAATATACCCCGCAGATATAAAACTAGGAGTATTAAATCCTGGGAACGCTGTCTGTATAACAGCGGCTGGACGGCACACCCATATGCCCTTAGTGCTAGCATCTGGTATAAGGTTCTGCAATACTGAGCAAGCGCCTTCGAATACGTCTGTGCCGTCAAGAGCATCAGATAGCCCTTGTGCTATAAAACGTAAAGGTTGACTCTTCCTAATTGCCATTACCAGCCCATATTCTTAGTGTCGGGTAGTCTGTTGAAGTTATTTCTAAATATCCTGCGGTCTAGCTGCACCTGATTAACCTTACCGCCTCTATCGTCCTTCATCTTAAGGAAGTGCGTAAGTAAGTCTTTAGCTTCACTACGCTTAGTCTCTTTACGATCATCGTCTGTCAGGTCCATAAGGCGCGCTGACAATTCTGTAATGAGATACTGCGTATTCTGAAACCATGGGATAGTAGCTGAAGTCTCGGGTATAGTGATATCCGCCATCTGCTTGTAGTACCGTGCCGTAACTGGAAATGATCCTGAAGCCGGCGGCCACACATACATTACAGGCGGAGACTGTGACATGTCTGTCGCGTAGTAGTTAGGGTATGAATTTAATCCTGCTGTATTAGTAAGATCATCATACTGATCTAACTCAATGTTTATCATGGGGTAAGGTACGCCATCAATAGTATAGAAGATGGACTTATCTTTACCTCTAAGCCAATCTGCGGGAAGCGTGTAGGGGCCGCTACCAGTCCCTACAATAGAATTGAATGCGAATGTATACTTACCGCGCGCTATCTCAAAGTCATATGTTTGAGATAGATCGGACAGTATAGCATTGAGAAATTGCCCTGCCTGCGATACGAAGCCAGGGCACTTAGCTATCTGGCATGCTAAGTTAACTATCTGCGCGGAGGTCAGGGCCATTACTTTTATCCTACATCAGTAGCGAGTATACCTTGATACTCTGCAAGCTGCGCTTCCAGATTTGCGATAGAAGCTTTTCTATTAACCAAGTTACCTTCAACGTTGAGTCTAGCCTGTGCTTCAGCTTGAGAAAGTTTAAACTCTCCCTTCTTACCTGCGGCAACCCAAGTATTTAACTGATGCTCCTCGATACGTATCATATCAGCCTTACCAGCTTCTAGGTGTGCTTTGTCAGAAGCTATGGCGCGTTTAAGTTCTTCGACCTTAGCGACAGCAGTCTGTCTATCGCATACTTCGCGAAGCTTGTTCATGATGCCGGTGATCTCAAGAACAGTAGCGCTCTGCGGCATGTATGTCTCAAACACCGCACCACGGCTATCGCCTAGTGAAGACTGATATGATATGCGGATAACAGGCTCGTCGCGAGAGTCGGGGGGAGTAAACTTAGTCATTACACTCTCATAAGATGTGTCGGGTTAGTGTATGCGTCCGACGGGGTTAGGTTAATACTATTAGGCTTGCGGTACGCATTAGAGTTAGCGCCCTTAATTTCAGCTTCATGCTTCCATCCACGATGAATAATCTCACGGATAGTAGCTGCTTGAGCCCTAGAGAAGTAGTATGTCACACCGTGAAAGAACTGTTTGCCATCTAGCACTATCTTAGTGGAATGTCCCGCAAGGTCTACTAAGACAGGCTCAAGTTCTTCTTCAGGTAGAAGCTCGCGCCTAGCAATCTTCTTATACTCTTCTAAGAGTTCTTCAGACCTCTTGGCTTTAGCTTCTTCTGCTACAGCTTTAAGCGCCTCTTGATAAAGAGCACGCTTCTCAGTTTCGGTAAGTTCCGGCGAAGGTACTTCGATGTTACCTGCATCCTTACCGAGAATAGAGTCTTTAGTTGATTTCATGCTATAACCCAACTACTACCGCCTGCGGCTATTGCAGCGGCGGAGATTAAAATAGGCCATCCTGTAACGGTATCAACCGCTATCACATCCCCCGGTTTTGCCTGTAGTATACCTCTATTGGGTATAGTGAGCAGTCCGGTATTGCTGAATGCGCCGGGATAAATAGGGAATCCATTCACTGCATCATTCTTAATTCTGTTAGTGATGAATGCCATGCTGCCCGGCGTATCACCTCTAATGTAAGTATCACCGACAAGAACTGATGTAGTTGTAGTACCGACAAGTTGTGATGGCATTGCGCCCTCCGTTAAAAGCAAGTGGCGGGAGCTGCGCCCCCGCCTATGGTTTCAATTACCCGAAGGTAGCAGAGAAGGCGCTAACGCTCTCAATCCTAGCAGCAAATAGCTGATTAAGAATGATAGTACCGTAATAGCACTTCCACCCCATCACTCGCAACTGATTGAGCGGATCAAACTTGTCTGCGTTAGTGAGATAGGTTGTACGCACATCATCTAGCATGACCTGCCCGTAGGCTCCGCGTCCGAAGATGAACGATGGATAGACTACGATTGTGTTAGCTGGAGCTGCTGGCGGAACCTGCGCAACGCCTACGCCAGTTATAATGACAGTCTGCCCCGCAGCCGGTATCTGTACAGCCTGACCAATCATAGGACCAGACGTCGGACCAGCCGTACTAATACCTAGGTTAACTGGAGTAGCGCTACCTGCAATGCTAACGTATACGTTAGCAGTGAAGTTCGCAAGTACGGGAATAGTTACCGCTATGCTACCAGTTGGGCCAGTGACTGCAACGCCGGTAGTGATAGCCCAGATACGGCTTTCATACTGGTTCTGCGTATCACTCATAGTGAGCTGCACTGCGTACGTACCTGTAGGAAGATTTCCGCTAGTACCCGCAACTACAGCGCTACCGGCTGCAAGTGCAGTAACGCCAGTAAAGGTTGGCACCATATTAGAACGACAGAAGCGAACTCCGCCCCACTCGCCTAGCTCATCGTTGTACAGCTTGTTTAGATCGCTGTAAGACCAGGCTGTAACTACACTGCTATTCTCGCGCATATCCTGCTCAACGAGCGGGTGAACGATAGCAACATAGTGTGGATTAGTGCGGGGGTCTTTGCCTGCCTTAGGCTCGCCTCCGCGCGCATCCACTTTGATGTTGGTTTGTTCATCCCCCATAAAGCGGGGCGCGCCGATGGTGAAGAGCGCGCCGGAGACGCGGTTGACCTCATGCGGGTTCAGAACGTCGCCAGTGGTGAGCGAGGCGCGGGCGCCACGCGTGTTGACGAAGTTGACCTGAGTGAAGGCCATGAGACTGTTGAAGGTGTTCCGGTCCAGTGTCTCACCGATCTGAAGCCCCATGAGGTTCATGGCGGTGTTGAACAGCGGGTGCTTGATCGTCAGCTCGCCAACGTCGGTAATGGTGACCTTGTCGCCCCACTGGAGGGCGGTCGCGCTAACCTGACTGAGCGTCATGGTCTCACCGATAGGCGGAACGCCTTCAGACAACGGCGCAAAAGGGAGGGGAAGTCTGTTATACCTAGTGGCAGTGTACGTTGTTCCACGTCCCTTAGGCAACGTCAATGGATCGCCAAAACGATAGGCTACAAGATGCCTACGCGCAAGCGGTAACAGTTCGTCCGCAATGTACCCTTCAACGTCTGAAGAGAATTGACCAGCAGTATTAGTTGCCATTTTTACACCTCGTTAGAAGGCGTACATGCGTACGCCCTAGAATGTCATATTTTCAAGACGCTTACGCCTTGCTTCACGATCGCTATCGGTAGACCTGCCGCCCGCGCGGTCGCTAGTAGCACTACGCGCCTTGGTGGTCTGTCTCTTAATATTGGCTTTGCCAGTCTTACTCTGTTCAGCGACAGCTTTAGCCCTGGCGGCCATAACTTTTTCTCCTAGGAGATGCTTGTAGATATCGCCCCTGCTAGCGTCAAACCCAACTGCGCGCATCTTAGTAAGTCTAGTCTCAACCTCGCCCTTAAGCTTAGCTGCAACTTTATCGCCAGTAGCTAGCTGCTCAAACTGCATGCGGTCGGCAGTATCAGCAATCTGCCGCTGGTACTGATGCTGCTGCATAGCTAAATCGCGCTGCTGCTTCTGTAGCATCATAGCTACACGATCTTCTGGAGAAGAATTCTCCCATTGATAGCGTAGCCGTTCCTGCTCCACCTGCTCTTGAGCAAACCGCTGCTGTGTCCGTTGCGCGTTCTCTTGCGCATCGCGTACTGCCTTCAGCTCTAGCTCTAGCTTAGTGGCGCGTTCTTCAGCTTCTCTACGACTGTTAGCTAGTTTCTGTATGCGCGCTTCAGCTCTGCCAGGTTCACGCTTAACAGTTACATCGGAGCTTTCACGGTCGCCTTTTGCGGCAGCTCTTTCTTTGTCTGCTTCTCCGGCTTCCTCGTCCCCTTCGGGGGCTTCGTCTTCGACTTCGATTTCTTCATCTACATCTTCCTCTAGCTCAATATCATCAAGCTCAAGTTCGTCGTCATCTCCTAGGAGTATCATCTTACTTCCTTCAGTAGCTTACGGCTACAGATCGATTAGGGGGATATGCTACGGTTTACGTCCGTGCTTCGCGATGCTTATCTTGTATGCTATTCAACTGGTGCCTAAGTACGCTTATCTCCATCTCTTGACGTTCAAGGCGTACTAAGATTTGCGTCTGCAATTTAAGCTCGTCGGTTATAGTGTTAGTCTTATCCGACAATCCTTGCAGCTTATAATTTAGCACTTCTACGTGGTTGCGCAAAGAGTACCATGCAGACATTCCCGCTACGATAAACCCTACTGCGGTTAGAAGTTGCCCTAAGTTAATAGTGGTCTCAAACTGCATTACGCACTCTTATTAGAGTTAGCAGCTTCATCCATCTTATCGTTAACGGCGCTTAAGGTATTCTGCACCAGTGAGAGTAAATTAAAGTGTCCACTCTTCTGCGTCTTGTCAACGCCTGACATTACCGCACCACCTATGAACATGGCGATACCAAGCCACGTTGATGGGTTGTGCGTATCGAAGCCGTTAAGCCCTGCCAAGCTGGCACCGCTACCAGTGATAACATGACGCACAATACCAAGAATGATTTCTGGAAGCATCTTAGGTTCCTTGATGGAAGTTTCAACGTGCTTAGGCTCTTCGCCTACCATAGCTAACGCTGCGTTGGTGCACCGCTTTACTCTGGCTGACCAG